CTTTTTGTACGACTAGATCAAACCCCGCTCTAGCCCAACCGAACAATGTCTCACCGATAGCACCAAGCGCACCAATGATCTGGCCGGGAATGCCACTTAGCCAAGTAATCACGTTCATAAGAATTGTGGAACCATTCTCAACAAGCCAGTTGAACGCACCAGTAATCCAACCCAATAGCAGTCCGCCAAGATTGGCGAGTAGTCCGATTATCGTGAATGGGATGAAGCTGATCCAGGCCCACAATGTCGCAAGGATGACCGGACCATTTTCGACCAGCCAGTTGAAAGCAGTCGTTAGCCAGCCAAGCAGAAGTCCACCAAGGCTTCCAAGCAAGCCGAGCAGCATCCCTGGAATGCCAGAAATCCAGCTCCACAGAGTCGCAAGTATTGCCGAGCCATTCTCAACAATAAAGTTGAACGCAGTTGTTATCCAGCCAAGCAGTAGGCCACCGAGACTTGCAAGAACACCGATAATCATGCTTGGAATACCGACCAAGAATTGCATTCCAGCAATGATTCCAGCCTTCAAGCCTTCCATGAGGTATCCGCCTATATCCTGAAATACCTTCGATGGCGATTTTATGCCAAGAAAGTCCTTTATTGGCTGTATTAGATATTTGGTGAGAACGTCGGGCAAGAAACTCGCAAGCAAATCAAGACCGGCTCCAATGCCACTTTTGATTCCCGAAATGAGACTGCCCCCTATGTTTCCTGCCGTTCTTCCTAACGCACCGAGTAGCGTTGACACAATCGCTGGCAGGAACTTTACAAGCCCGTCGAACGCGCCTTTGAGCCACGGGAAAAGGAAGTTACCTATACCAGCCAATGCGCCGACAAGCATTTTAGGGATATTGGCTACTGCCCTAAGCAGCAAACCGATGTTTTTCGGTAAATCACTGAACAGGGCTAGAAACACCTCTTTTAGTCCATTGAAGATGATTCCGCCGAGGTTCTTGAGTCCCCTCAAGATGAGTTTGCCAATCTCTAGGAAAGCTTTACCGAGTTCGCGTCCCATGAACTCTGCTAAATCGCCAACCCAATCGCCTAATACTGTAAGAACGCCAACGAGTACCACAATGATGATCTTTGCCAGACCTTCAAGGATGTCCAGCAGAATGCTTGGTATCCTCTTGGCAAAATCTCCGACTGCTCTAGCAAGAACCGCTGGACCCTCACTTTTAGCCCAATTCTTCAGACCTTCCAACAGGCCACTGAAGAACCCGATAATAGGATTCTGGTCCTCCCCACCTTTTTTACCTGCCGCCTTACCCTTGTCCCTGTCCTTACCAAAGGTGTCTTGCAGCAATCTCAAAAGCTGTTCTGGCAAGTCCTTCATAAAGTCTAAGAACTCAGGAAGATGCTCAATGAGGTAATCGCCCATGCCTTGAAGCATTCCACCCAAAGCTTCTCCGCCGTCTGCTATGACACCGAGTAGTGCTGCGGGGAGCTGGAAAAAGAAGTTAGCAATAGCTTTGACAACACCCTGAAGACCGTCATAGACCATTGAAAAGTCAAGCTTGAAAATACCCGCAAGGGCATTTGATAAGCCAGCAATGATTCCGATAACAGCGTTGATAGTCACGGCTGCGGCTTGAGCGACCTCTCCAACTATGGGTAGTTCTCTTATCCCTTCAATATTCATGTTCTTGTAGATGTAATCGCCTACGTTGCCCAACGCAGCAAACGTGTTACCTATCAGATTTAGGGCAGCGGTAACTGTTTCAGTCGTGATCGTAGCGATACCCCTACCGATACCCTCTATGCCACTTCGCAACTTTTCAGCGTCGAATGTAAAGATTCCGGTAAGGATGTCGGCTAGACCGCCACCGGCCTGCGAAAGACCTTTGATCGGCTCTAGGAAAAGTTTGGCAAGGTCACCAGCAATCGGAATATCTTTTACTTCGTCGAGTGAGTTGGTTATTGCTGTTGGAAAAACTGTGCCAAGCAGGTCTGAAGTGGCTTGAGTTAGACCAGGTACAGTTTCTCTGACTGAGGTGAGTAGGCCCTCCGCAAATTTGTCTGTACCTTCCCTCGTTTTCTTATCGTCACTGGTGATTAGACCTTCACCTATGTCGGCTGTTGCACCAAGCAGTAAAAGCGCACTCTTGATCGCACCGGCAATAGCTTGAGCTAACGGCGTGGCGACTTTCGTATCACCGAGCGCAGTCGTGATAGACGCAAACAGGTCATCAGTGACTTGGATTCCAAAATCTGCAAAGTTGCTAGTGAAACTGAATACTCCACTAAAGACGTTACCGACAGATTCCGGCAGTGTTTTCAGGTTCTCTGTAAAGTTCTTGAGGGTTTCATCTGCCGCTTTGGTGGCACCTGGAACGTCACCAGTTAGGTAAGCTGTAACCGCCTTGAATCCACCAATGAGTGGCTCAAGCGTGAGTCCTGCCAGATTGTCGAACAGCGCCCGAACCGCATCCCCAAACTTTTCTATAGGCTCTATGCCTTCTTCTATGACAGGGGTTCCATCTGTAAATGCTTTAGCAAACTTCTGGATGTTGTCTACAAAGCCATCAACCAGATCCCTAAACGGTTCCACATCGTCGTAGGCCGTCTTGAAAGCAAAGCCCAGACCAGCGATTCCTGCGACCACTAACAAAATCGGACTCGTCAGAATCGTAAGGGCCGTGCTGACAGCGAAGATTGCAAAGGCAAGCAAACCCCAAGTGGCAATGATGCCCCCGATCACAACCGCAGCAAGTTTGATTCCGTCAATGACGCGCTGGAGCGTATCTCTAAAGTTTTCAAGTTCCTCTGGACTTAGATTTTTGTACCAATCTTGGAATTTCTTTATGGCCTTAGACACATAGCCAAGCAGTGTGGCTATTGAATCGCCTAGACCCTCCAAGATGTCAGACATCACAGATGACTTCTTGCCACCATCCTCGACCCCATCACCCAACTCTTTGACCGGCTTGAGAAGGTCGGTAATGAGTTTGTAGACATCCTTGACCTGCTTGAACAGCTTGCTCATAGCGTCACGGAATTTCTCGGAAGACTTGTACGCGCCGATAAGTGCGGCAGTTAGCAAGACGAATCCGATGAACGCAGGGTTTGCTGCGAGCCAGGCGAACATTTTGACAAGCCCCGCCACACCCTTTGTCAGCGAGCCAAAGATTCTAAAGGCGATGCCGAGTCCACCTAAAGCGAAGATGATTCCCACAATCGCTTTGAGTACCCCTGGAGATTCCTCCATCAGTTTGTTGAAGAACAGTGCAACGGCATCAGCGGCATCAGCCATTTTGTTTATGATTCCGTTTTTGCCACCAAGGGCAACAATGGCGATTCCCTCAAGCGATGACTGGAACCGCTTGAGGCCACCTTTCACGCCTTCCATCTGCTTCACGGCAATCTCGGCGGCAGTACCGCTATTAGCCATCTTGTCGCTCAACTTAGAAATTTCTTCTGCGGGAAGATTCATGGCTTCAACAAGCGCAAGGCCGGATTCGCCAAAGATGTCCAGCGCTTCGGCTGAAGTAAGTCCAGTGCCTTCCAGCAGTCTTAGAACGGACTGGAAGCTCAGAACGTCGCCCTCAGAATCGACCATCGTGCCGTCAAGTTTTCTGGTAGCGCCAATCAACGGCAGAATCGCATCGTTGGATGTTGCTTGCATTGCTTTCTGAAGCTTGTCTTGCGCTTCAACCGTGGACGCTCCACGCTTTATGAATGCACCAAGTACCGCTGTTGTGTCATCCATATTGAACTTGAAGTCCGAAACGGCATCAAAGGATGACAGGAAGGCGAATCTCAATTCGTCGTGTTGCTTCTTGTTGAACCCAAGAGCCTTTGACGTAACGTCAATCTCTTGACCAGCCTCTTTATTCTTCTGAGTTAGTACTCGCAGAGCCTCAGAGCCTTGTGAAACCAAAGACAGGAAACCCGGTCCAGCACGTTGACCGAAAATCGTGATTGCGTCAGCAGTGTTGAAGGACGTTTTCTCCAACTGCCCAATAATGTTCTCTAGCGGAAGAAGTCTCCCAGCAGCATCCTTGGTTTTGATACCAAGGTCTTCAATGACCGCAGCGCCCATCTTTGTGGGTTTCTCGAGCTTTGCTATTGCGCCACGCAATGCAGTTCCGCCGAGACTGCCTTTCAAGCCTGCATTTGCAAGCAAACCAAGTGCAGCAGTCGTTTCCTCGAACGAAATCTTCGACGAGTTGGCGACCGGAGCAACGTATTTCATGGCATAGGCCAAGTCCATGAGGTTGGTATTGGTCTTAGTCATGGTCTTGGAGAGAACGTCGTTTACCCTCCCGACTTCGCCAACCTCCATACCGAATGACCTGAGCGTGTCAGCAGCGATTCCCGTAGCTGTAGCAAGATCAAACCCACCAGCAGAAGCAAGACGCAACGTGCCGGGAATGGCTTTCATAATCTCGTTGGTATTGAAACCCGCCAAAGCGAGTTTTGTCATTCCGTCAGCAGCCTGAGCAGCAGTAAACTCAGTATCTCGACCAAGTTTCTGAGCTAGGGCATCAAGATCATCGAACTCTTTGCCGGTCGCTTGAGTAATTGCCCCAACTCGCCGCATTGAGGTGTCGAAATCATATGCCGCCTTGCCGCCCAGCACCCCGAAAGCCACTGCTGCCAAGGTGAAACCGCCGAGAGCCTTACCCATAGCGGTTGATTTGGCCGCAACTCCGCCTATGGATGCGCTGACTCCAGCAAGACCAGCGGAAAGAGCGCTCGCGCCCATCGTGCCTGGAGCCATAGCTGCCGTAGTTTTTGCGCCGAGTCCGGCCAGTGTCGCATTGAATGCCGTTGTATCAGCGACAATCGTAACTACTGCTGTTCCAACAATCTGTGGCATCAAGTCACCCCGTGAAAACTGGTGTCAGAATTAGCAAGAGTGTGCTGATCCGCGAAAGCATCATGGTCACTATTCCACCATGAAGGAGCCTCTTTGCCCTGCATACTTGCAGGAAGCATCGGATCGTCGATGATCTCCCCGCCGTGTTGACCAAGCCTACCGGCGAGAGCCAAGTCAACTTTCTTCCGACCTTCCTCGTCTGCATCTTTGACCAGACGCGAATAGACAAAGTTGAGCATCTCAACAAGTGAAAGGTCTGCTAGTCGCCTACCGGACTCAACAAGCCAGCCGTCAACCTCAAGTGCGTTATAAGCGCACCACGAACTGAGGACTACGACTGCTCGGTAGGGCGGGCAGCGATTACCTCTGTGGCCGACTCGAGAATCTTGTTCAACTCATCGAAGTCAATGATGGGGTCAGCTTCTTCGAGAAAGTCCATGAACCGCTCACGGTCATCGACGGCGACAGCGTGATTGAGGAAGTCAAGGATTGCGCCCATCTGACGAGCGGGAGCAGTTTTGGAGTCACCTGCTGCGGTCAACCTGAGCATGACAATCGCAGGAATCTGCGGCGCAAGCTCGAAGCTTTCCTCACGGACCTTGATCGTTTCAGACTTCTGAGCAGCCTCTGCTGCGAGTGCTTCAACTTGGTCGATGGGGGCTACCGCTGTTGTGTCTGACATGTGTGCCTTTCAATCCTCGTGTTCGTCGGATCGTACCATATACAACAACAGTGCGTGTTTTCAATAATCATCCGTGCTTGAGGATTGTTTCCTTCAATGCGTTCCACAAAAATGGTTCTGGATTCTTTGTTCCAGGGTGTTCAACGTGTTTGGTGAACACGATATTTCCGGCTTTGTCGGGGAACACCAAGAAGGGCGCATTCTTTGCATCTATAGGATGAGGCTCTGAGCCTTCATGCACCGGAATCACATATGGAGCGGAAGTCCCACCAGCTTCGACCTGACCAAGCACTGGTGGAGCAGAAAATTTAGAGTCAATCGAATCTCGCAGTTTGCCGCTGACCACTGGAGCTTGCGCCTTGGCAAGTACCTTCGTTTCTTCTGTGAGCAGCAAGATGTATCTGCCAACATCACCCGTCGGAGATGTCAGTAGCGCTGCGATACCCGCTGGATTGGGAGTGAATACGGCAGGCATTAGCAGCGACACCTATCTAGTTCCATGAGCCATGTCGCTGTGAAGCCTGCGCATCCACCTCGAGGCTCATCGGGTTTCAGGCTCCCCATCATTGACATGAGGCATCCATTTTCGGCCTGATCGTAGAAGTTGTTTGCAAAGCCAGAGACAAGCCTGCACCAGACAACATTGGAGTCGATCAAAAGTGCTTCAGCCGCTGCCTGCATATCTCCAGGGGGAGGGAATGGCGACTTGGCGTTGTCACGAATCACCGGCCAGCAGGGTCGAACGAGTCGAGCTTTGACTCGCATCATTCTGGAGACACCGCATTGGAATGGGTCCGTATTGTTGACCGAAGGGAATTTTACCGTCGGGAGCAGTTCATCCATCCAGACAGCGAGAAAGTCACAACAATCATCTGGCGGGGTAGTCCACGATATGAAGCATGACTGTGGAGCGCCGGCAGTAGTGCATTCCTCGAGCGCCACGCACAAGTCATCGACAACTAGCTGCAAAATCTCGTTTATGGATGCGGGGTCGATCAGGTCACAGGCCACGGATTAGGTCCAAGTTGTTGGTCGTTTGCGGCCATCGGCACGATACACGGCAGCGCGACGTTGGAGTCTGGCAGGGTTGACCGACTTGACCCATAGATCAACTTCGTAGATTCCGACTTGGCCCTTGTCTAGAAAGAGCAGTGGATCGGCAAAATCCATTGAGACACCTTCGCGAGTTATCTGCTTGAGGCGTTGCGGAAGAATGCAACCGTCACCACCACATTGGTTGAGTGCGATTTGACAAGCAAACATGGCCGCTGCCATCTGCCCACCTGGAGGCGGCATTGAACCTTGCGTGTAACTGATTGACCAAGTTCCTTCACCGGCGATGCACCCTGGCTCGAGAACAGTTGCGACAATCGCAGGGTCTGGACCGGCGAGAGATACGTCGGCAACAGACACGACGGGCAGTCCCGCTACTGCATGAGCAAAGACGATTAGGTATGGAGCAACTGTTCCGGGGCCGCCAGCAACGATTTCTATTGTTCCAGCGCCGAATGCCAAGTCGATTGCGGCGGCAAGAGCAGCAGCGGAAAGCGTTGAGTCAAACACGGCAGTCACACTGTCGATGGTCATGGACCAGTCGCCACCTGTTGCAATGATCTCAACTTCAACAATCTCATCGGTTGTTTCACACTGCTCTGCGCCAATATCGTTGGAGCAAGGCCATGAACCGCCATCGACCCGACACACGCGCCGGTAGGCTTCAACCTTGTAGGCCGATGGGTCAAGCGGTACGCCGTCAATGAGAATCTGCGTTACCTCGTCAACGGTCCCTGGCAGGTCTACGCAGTCTAAATGGCAGATGTCTCCACAGCCCGCCCATCGGTTCGCCCACCCGCCATCAACCATGTATGGCAGCGACGGGTAACCCGCATAAACCCAGTTCCAACCCGACGCAGCAAACCAAGACCAAGCATCTCCCCTGCAACCACAGTTATCGCCCGCACACGGGTACACCGTCCGGTTGCACTCACCGGGCCACCGCCGACCCGACAGTCGAAACAGGATCTCCGACGCAAACTGAATCGCATCAGTCAGATCGTACAAAGGGTCCAAGCCGGTGCAGCAAAGACGAACCTGCTCAGGTGTAGTCCACTGAGTACATGGGGGAGGGGGAGGGGCGGCCACACTCCTAGACTACATTCACCCTAGCGGATCTTCAGGGTGGTTACCTTGCATCACGGTTAGCCAAAATTCTATCGGCTCCATATCGGCATTAGCTGCGAAGTCGCGTACTGCTTGCCCTAATAAACCTGTCAGACAAACTGCAACCGCCTTTGATTCTCTCTCGGTAAGTCCATCTATTAGGTGGATTAAGGCTTGCCAATCCTTGAGTAACACTGCGGCCATTAGAGCCGTAACGTCCTTGTGAGCATCTACAAGTTCACTCATATTCCAAGCATACGGTCCGACATGGACGATTTTGGAATGCCAATGTTCCTCGCACGAACCGTAAGTTGTATGAAAACGTTTGTTATTCTCAGCGAATCGTACAAATACCGGATGACTGGAAACTGAAAGCACTGTGCAGGGGGAAACCTCCAAGCATGTTTTTTCCCAAGCAGGGTCAGTACCAAGATGTTGTTAGGGCCAAACAATTCTGTTTACGATGTGAGGTCCAACAGGAATGTTTGACAGCCAACATCGACGAAGATGATGGTGTCTACGGTGGGACATCTGGCCGACAGCGAAAAGAAATGCGGCGGGCTATGAAGCGCGCTCAACGCGAAAGGTTGCAGATTGAAGATCGTCCTGACAGTAGAAAGCTCACGGCACAAGCAGAACCGTGGGAACAACCGCCATCACAAACGTGGGAAGAACCCGAAGTCGAATTTTGATACTGAAGTTCTAGTCTCGCGTATTCGCAAGGGCTCGCGTGACTTGGCTGTA